TCTTCCACCTGTTCTACCAGATGTTTCTGTTGGTCTAGGTGCCTGTCTTTTTACACCAGGAACTTGCTGACCAACAACGGCAGGTGGCTGAACTGCTGGTGGCATTGCCATAGCAACTTCATAAATTCTTTCTTCACAATTCCACTTGCGTAGTGCCTTATTGATTCTTGAATCCGGATCGTTTGCTGTCTTGGCAGATGTTAGTCTCTTTTTCATTCCACCCATACGAGCACAGAATGACTTACGACGATTATATGCTTTACTGCCCTTCTTTAACTTTGAAGGTTTAGTTGTTACTGCTGTTTGTAACTTTGAGCCTGGATTTTCGCGACGATATGCCATAACGCCAGCTTTAGTTAATCCACCTTCTGGATTCTTATATTTTTTGTCCTGCCAATCTTCCTCTAGTTCGTCCATAGCATCAACAATCTCAATTGCTTCGCGAACCACTCTTTTAATAATTTGTCCAGGAGTTTGTTTTTTATAAACATCAACTAATTCATTAGAACCTACAAATCTTGATGCTGGATCGTTTGAATCTGTTGAATGCGCTTCGGCATCCTCTTCCTTTACAGGAACGCAATTAGGAACCTTTTTACCGTTCTTCATCTTCATACCAATCTGTTGATAGCCCTTCCAACATGGATCAGAATCTTCGTTCTGAGACGCCTTTAGTGCTGCATCAGTTGGAGCGCCCTCGCTACCTGGTTTACGCATGCGCTCACCGGAGCCAGCTTTAATTCTAGCACGTTTTGCATGGATATTATCCCAGAGGCCACGTTTTTCGTTTACTAAATCTTCGTCTAACATTTCAGCAAAACCTCCAGAGATAAATGAATTTACGCGATCAAATGCGAACGAATCTGGATTACCACCAAATGATTCGCTCCAGCATTGATAGCCTCTACGATATACTTCTTCTAGTATATCGACCGAATAACCTGAATTTTGGGATTTTTTATAAAGAGATAATTTGGCCTTGTCAGTGAGTACGACAGACTCGCCTAGCTGAGTTTCAAATGAATTAAACTTTTTCATATGGAGTTTCCCTTGGGCTTTCCAATTATATGCGAGGTCTGGCGTACCCTTTTTACTCGCACTGACGTTTTATTTATAAAAGATCTTATCTTGAGATTTCTTCCCAATCCATAGATGCGTATATATCAGCGCCCGCAGAATCTGCTGCAGCAACTAATGTTAACTCATAAGAACTAGAAGTTAGACCGTTTCTTTCTAACTGAAACTTGAATAGTGCTTCTTTTAAAATATCAACAGGACTTGAACCCTGATTAGAACCATTAGTCCATCCAGAAGCCAAAATTCTACCACCAGCGAAACTTGTTCCTGTAATATTATATTCAACAGCAGAATCATCTCCTGCAGAAACCCATGTTCCGCCTGTAGTTGCGCCAGAAGCTACAACTCTCCAATTATAATTAGCATTGTTGGTTATTGCTATTAATGATAAAGCAGTAAGAATAACAATACCGTCAAGTCTATCTGGAGAAGCCTTCAATCTAATTGAGACAACTGGATAGTATGTATTAACTGTTGTCAAATCTCTTGGCGCCCCAATAGCTGTTCCAACTGCTTGTTGAAGACCTCTTAGTTCATATCCGCCTTCAGAAATAACAGTGGAACATACTTGTTTTAGAGTTGTATTACTTGCAGTTACGCCTGTATTTTTAATTTCATATCTCAATGGAAGAGATGCTGTGGTCATATATGTTGTGGTAACAAAATTAGCATGGTGAAAGGAATGACAGTGAATGAATTTACCGTCAATAACAAAACCACATCTTACTGTACCTAAACCAAGCCATTCAATATCAATGAACATAATTTGGGCTTTGGTTAAATCCAAAGTTATGCCAGATGGACTTGAAGCGACCTGACCCAACAGAGTGTCCATATTCCAATCAGACTGTGCTACTCTTGTCTCTTGCATTACTCCTGTTGATAAAGATCTTTCGACCAAATATGCTGTATTACCTACCAACTCAAAATAGATACCATTGTTAGCGCCATAATATCCTACACGCTGACGAACATTTGCCTTTGGTTGCATAACAAATGTCTGTAGAATTTGTAATGATTTACCAGGCTGATAAGAAAACACTTTAGTTGTTTCACGAATAATTTCTGCATTATTTGCTGTTGATACGTTTAGATTTACAAGACCTTCATTGGTAGAAAAAGCATAAGTTCCACCAGCAGTGTTTGAAGTCGACCACAAGTTATTATCGCGATAACGATGAGAAGAATCAAAAAGTGTTAAAGGGGTTGAAACTCTGGCTCTACCAAAAGCATCAACAGCAACTCCAGAAGGATTGGCAGCGCCAACCATATTTCCATATTGATCAGCAATTTGCACAACTTCAAAAAGAGTTTTATTATCGCCTAAAAATTGATGTGTATCTTTACGAAACTGTGCCATTACTTTTTCTTTCTATTTTTTAAATAATCGCCATTTGGGTCTTCTTCATAGTAAGCTAGAGTTTTATCCCTAGTATTTTTATGAGGATTAAATTCTTTAAACCCAATCAAATTGTGCTGACTGTCTTTCATCATCTTCATTAATGCGCCGTTTTGTTTATCTTTTGCCAAAGCATTAGCGCCAATATATTGTTGTAAAGGATTATCTTGAACTGCTGGATTACCAGAAACATCACCAAATCCTCTTACCATTTCACCACCAGCAACTGTTTCTTCTTTTAACTTCTTTTTAGCTGGTTTTACTGGTTTTGCTGGAGGTTGTGCGTTACGAATATCATTCATAAGCGAAGCTGCTTGTTCATCAGTCATACGACTTGGTGCGCCTGCACGGAATCCTTCAAAATTATTGTTTCTTGCATGAATTCTTTGACCAGTTCCGGAAACGCCCTCTACACCTTCAGCGTCAGGGTCACGCCCGCCAGCAGAATGAACTGTAATATTCATATCAGTACCATAATGACCATGTGGGCCATTAATACCCTTATATTGATTTAATAGTTTGTTGAACTGATCAACTCTATCTTGACCCACTACAACGTGTAAGTTTCTCACGCCCTTACCATAAAGGTCAGAAACATGATTCATAATGTTAGGTCGTTCCGGAGAAGAAGTTGATACATTAGCTCCGGGAAATGCCAATTTAGCGTGTCTCAACTTTTGTTCACCTGTTAATGGATTCTTATCACCATCAAAAGAGTGTGAAAGAACTATGCTATGACCAGCGTCTAAATTTTTAGCAAGATCCATAACATGATTCACCACACGTTCATGACCAATCGTTGGTGGATTGGCTCTCATAAATGTCATAACATGAGTTGAACGATCAGACTCTATTAGATAATTACTGAAGTTGAGCTTCTGCATTTGCTACCTGCTGTTTCTGGAATGCGCCTTTCAAGAAATTTAGGCGGTTGAATTCTCTTCTATTATTAAACTTAGAAGCATTGCCCTGTTTATCAACTACTACTGTTCCTTCTGGACCAGTATGTTCTCCTGCAACGCTATGCTCATATGGAGAGTTCTTTGCTAGAACACCGACTAATACATTTTTAGCGTTTTGAAGATGACCGTGTAGCTTTAACACTTTATCGAAATGATCTCTATTATTACTAATGTGAGAAAGCATTTCGCCATGAGCCTGTATTCTCTTTTGTCTGGCTGCTTCAGTTTTAACTTTTTCTAGATCTTTCTGATGACGTGCAGTCAAATGATCCATATATCCTTGAACTGACGGATCACCGCCAGTTCTAATCATGTTATTCACATGAGCTTCTAAATTAGCTCCGTGCCCAGAAACCGCATCCATTGCCTCTGGTTTCATAGAAGCGTAAACTCTTTTAGCTTTCTCCATATGATTGAGAAACGCTTTTTGTTCAAGCGGTGTATAGTTTGATGCATTTACATCTATAGTAGGATCAATGTTATTAACATCCGGATGATCCCTGAACTTAGCACGTGTTTTATCGTCTAGTGGTTGCGCTGACATGCTACCCAAACCGCCACGTCCAGAATATTTTGTATGAACAACAATGCCCAATTTTTTGAACATATTTCTACCTTCTGGTGAATTACTATCAGCAGAATACGAAAGCGTATTAGGAGTTACAGAAGTTTTGCCATCTTTTTCAACAGCATCGCCTTCTGTGTGCATTAGATCGCCTTGATAAACACCGCCTTCTCGTGGCAAGATATTTGGAAGATGACGCAATGCGTGTTTTAGCTTATCAACTAATCCAGGAGCATGACCGTGGTTGTTTTCAATGTCCTCATCGCTATAATTAATCTTTGGCGTTTTATTAAACGCTGATTTAGAAGCTACGAAAGGCTGACCAGTTTCAGGGTGAATACCAAATACAATTGACGGAGCTCCATCATATTTTGTAGAAGCATGTAGTTTAGATCTTTTTCCTAACAACATGTCATGCATGCCACGAAGATGTTCATCCGCTGTAGCAACTCCTTCATGTCCATTATGAATAACATGATCTTCGACGTGTGTTAAATGCTTCAATGCCTTGCCTTCTGGAGCTTCGGCTTGTTCTGAAAGGAATGTTTTGAAATCTATTCTCATATGTCCTGATGCCCCATATATGTTGAATCTTTATGCGCTTGATGCATGTGCTCTGGATAACCGTTTGGTGCAACCCTTGTGCTTACTGGCTTAGATCTTTTTACTGGTGCTGATGCAGGGACTGACGGTGGTTCTACGCCATGTTCTGATTTATCCCAAACGTGAACGCCAGCTCTATTTACCATACTACCACCACCAGCTGGCGATGAGTCAACTACCAAACTGGTATTATGGCCAGTGGGAGAAGATATTGTTGTATTAATAGTTCCTGGATTGCTGGTAATTTTATAATTACCAATTGAAGAATCAAAACCTTTATCAAAATCTGATTCTGCATCAGAGATTGTAGAGAATCTTTCTGGTGCACCTTTTTTGACAGCTGCTGCAGTATTTTTAGCAGTATTTAATCTCACAACAGGCATTTGCCCTTCTTGTCTACCAATGTTATAAAACTTCTTCATAAATTCTCTAATCGCTTCATGTTTAGAAGGATCTTTTTGTTGAGCAAAAATATTTTGTAAATGTTTTGACATAGAAGCGTTTGTAGCTCTCTTAGCAGTTTCTGTTCTAGAATCTCTTAGATTTGCATACAAATCTTGAAATTGTTTTCTTGTTTTGGGGTCGGAATACATGTGAGCATATTTGTCTTCTTTTGCTGGCTCTGCTTTTTCTAAATATCTAAAAGCATCTTCGCTTAATTCTAAATTACCTTCTTTATTTGTTTTGATATGGCCAGGTAATGTTATTCCATTTTCGCCAAAATGTTTATTTAAAAACGATTTATTTTTATTAAGAATACCCAAATGAGCTTGTTTAGCAGCATTTTCTGCATTTAATGCGTCAACCCCAAAAGTTCCTTTTTTACCTGTTATTTTTTGATGATATTCATCTATAAATTTTCTCAACGGACCCATACCAGGATTGTTTAATTTTGATTCTTTTCCTGATTTCAAACTTACACCAAAATATCTTCCCTTGTGACCATGTTCAACAACAATATCTGAATTATTTTTCTTATCTTCTATATTTTCATATCCAGGCAATCTGTTAATGTCTTTTTTGTTTGCAGTAAAATGAACACCTTTAATATCTTTGATACCATTTTTGTGAAGATGATCTATTAAATGTGATGCGCCATGAAGCGCATGTAAATAACTATCATGGTATTTTTCCGATGAAAGTTTAGAACCAAATTCATCATGCAACTGTTTAGCAGTTTTATTATCTACGTCCTTGAACTGAGGCATATGCGTAATATCATACATATAACTGCCTTTAACTCTCTTAGGGTTGCTAATAGCAGCCAATGCAGCCTCATGAGCCTTTTTATGACCCAAAGATTTGTTCTTCTGGTATTCTTGGGCGTAGTGATGGACTAGCCCACCTAATAGAACTTCGTGCAACTTTCCTGCTTCATTAGTAGAAAGTCCGCCAAGATCCTTCTTTTCTGTCAAGTATTGTGAAAATGAAAACATTACTATCCCCAGAGTTATTGAGAAGATTTTATCATATTTATAAATGCAAAAGGGGCAAGCCCTTGCGAGCTTGCCCCGATACCTTTCTGACAAAAATACGGTCGGGTGGAACATTTGTATAAATAAATGTAGGTCACGGATGGCAGTCCTACCTACTCTAATGCTAATAAGGAGCATCAGCATGATTATTTATCACAAACATCATATAATACCTAGACACATGGGTGGAACCGATGATCCATCTAATCTCGTCGATCTTACAATAGAAGAACACGCCGAAGCCCACAGGATTTTGTGGGAACAACATGGAAAATCTGAGGATTTATTGGCCTGGCAAGGTTTAAGTAATCTCATTAGTAAGAAAGAAATTCTAAGAAATTTAGGAAAAGAAAAAAGAGGAAAAATATGGGTTACGGATGATACTATCCATAAACTCATATCTCCTGATATGCTAGAAGAATACGAGAGAAATGGATTTCGTAGAGGAAGACTTCCTATGTCGGAACAAGGAAAGGCTAATGTGAAGGCTGCTTCTCCAAAGAAACGTAAACCTTTGACAGAAGAGCATAAGAAAAATATAAGAAAAGCTCTTGAAGGAAATAATAATTCCGGAACTGGACCAAGGAAGAAAGAATATAAAACTTCATGGTATTCATACGAGAAATACCTACAAAAAAGAGGGTAGGCGAACCTACCCTCCGAATTTCTTCTAGCGCAATATGTGTCGGGTGGAACCCCACCATTTACTCCCGACTATTCCGTGGCCCTTCTATTGTGGCTCGTG